CTGTATTTGCGGCAGACAAATAAGCCCTATCTACTGTAAAGTATCCCCCAGATGCACCTAATCCTGTGCTTGACGTTCCTCTCTGTGCCACGTTCATTGCACCATTGATAACCAAGTTCCTGTTTACCCCACCACCACCTGCGTTGATGTTGCCTATAAGGTTTGCTAACTCTGCTGCTTTGCTCATGGTGTTATCCTATTAAAAACCCAGAGAAATGGGTGTAGTTAGATGTTGCCGCTGATGTTCCATAAACAGAAGCAGTAACAGCAACAACTTGCACATAATCATTAGCAGAAAGAGAAGCCACTGTAGAAAAACTTGACGAAAAATCATTATCTAAATAAGTATAGCCTTGAGAAACAGCATAAGATGTGCCGTTTATATGAATTTCAGAACGAAAATAACTATCAGTCCCATCATGATCGGACATCACATTAGTAGAAAAACTATAGACACCTGCTACTGGAGCAGTAAATTTTCCAGTGCTTGTATCGTAATGTGAACCTTGATTAACAACAGCCGTATCAAATATAATTACTCCTGTACTTTGGTTAGACGTTCTTCTTGCCATAAAAGCAGGAACTTGAGGTGATGTTACACGCCCACTACTATCAATAGTCATAGCCGTATTAGAGTTCGTTGCGTCTTGTATGGTATTTACTTTAAGTATTGATGCCATTACTGAGCTATCTCCTGTATCTTAATACTGCTTGTAAAATTTGAACTTTCATTTACCACTAAGTAACCACTATCTCCAGTGTGATAAGGTCTTCCAGTAAGTTTTACTGTTTTTGCATTAGTGTTAGAAGCGCTCATAGAAACTTCTTTATAAAATCTTATATAATTATTTATACTGCCAGAAGAAGCAGAAAGATAATGTTCATAATCATCAGAAGCATGAGTAATATTTGAACTATCTACTACAAAATTTATTGTACCTCCTTGAAAAGTATTACTACGAGTCTGCTGAACTGAAACACTACAACTTAAAAGTAAAAGGCTAGAAGCAAACTTTGGTGTAAAAGTGTGTGACGAACCCCCTATATCTAAATCTGAATTACTATTTAAAGTTGTTGCTGTGTTAAAAGAATGAAATGAGGTTTGAACAATCAATCCTGCCCCATGCACATTCCCACTACTATCTATCGTTAAGGCACTTGTGCCACCAGAATGTTTTATTGCATCTACATGAAGTTCACTTGCCATTACTGTGCTACCTCCTGTAAAATTATTGAATTAGTAACACTAGCAGATACATGAGGGTCAAAATATATATAACTACCCCCATTACCCTGACCATAAAAAGAATATGTTTGTGCTGACGTTGAGCTTGGACTATCCACAAAACACGCTCCAAAATGATGTCTATCTCCAGTATTACTGGAGCTATAACCTAAATGGCTTTCAAGATACTGAAGAAAAGAACCATTCCTATAAACTAAAACTGCAATACTTTTTGCTGATGTAGTAGATACAACGCCACAAATAGAAACAGACCCTATAATTTTACTGGTTGAAAATTTAGGTGTTATTGCTAACTCAAAGTTACCAACGCCATCATTTAGAATAACAGCACTTGTTGAAGAACCAGATGTTGTTCCAGTCCTAACCCTACTTAAAGTCTGTGTCTGTATCACATGACCTTCTGGCATCTCAATAGTTCCAGATGTACTCTTCCCCTCAATCTTATCTACTAATAATCTACTGGTCATACTATTGTATACACTCCATTAACTGTGATTGTAGCATTTGTCACTGTTATAGGTCCTGCTGACAATCCGTTTGTACCACTGGGTATTGTAATATCTGCCGTAATACTATTGCCGTTGGTTCGTATTATACTGTCGTTTCCAAGAAAAGGATAGCGTGTATCTGATTCTGCTTTGGTGTAGCTATTGGCTATAGAGAAAGCGTCATACACTATAATCTCTACCACATCATTTAATGATGCCCCTGTTACTAGGACAGCCGTAGTGCCTGATGTAGCTGTGTAATCTGTTGCAGGTTTAAGTAAAACACCATTTTGATAGACATCTACATACTCACCATCGCTGTAGCTCAATACGTTTGCATTGGCATCAGAACCACTAAAAGAAGTCTGTCCTGCTGTGGCTTGGTATATGAAGCGTGTTCTAACGCCTTGATTTGGTGCTTTTCCTATGTATGGCATATTTTACCCCACTATCTCTTGCAATACAACAGCATGATCTGTACTTTGACCCCAAGAATCAAGTATGTATATACCACCAGAACCCTGATTTTTAGAACCATACATTTTATATGTTATTGTTGTTCCAGATGCTTGTGATGGATTGTGTAATGCGTAAAAGTTACTATCTAATTGTACCCAACCATTAGAACCTTCAGCATAGTTTACACTAACGTGAGTTTCTAATGAAGATGAATAAGAATCTACACTACTCCTTAAACCATAAACTCCTCTGCCATTACTGTTTGAACTAATCTGTGTAGGTAAGGTTGAAGAAACAATAATCTTAGAATTAAGTCTTGTTGTGGTAATAGACCCCAAAGTAACAAGAGCTACAGCAGAGGAACTACTTGTAGATGCCCCACCAGTAATTGAGTGACTAACTACTTGTATGACAGAGCCACTTGGAAGTTTAGCTGTGGTTAAATCGTATCCTGACTCTCTAACTTTAGTTAACGCCACTTCTTACTCCTAGCTTGGTTTAGTTGGAAAGGTTACACTACTCATGTCTAATCCACCATCACTGTTTAGCGTTGGTGTTGAATTAGCAGGTAAATCTCTCAAGGCTTGTCTATATGTTGCCCAAGCACTTGACATAGTGACATCGCTGTTACCCATCCAATCTGTTTCTGCCAGTAATCTGTCTCGTTCTACACGAAGCAATCGCATCGGCTCACGGCTTTGCAGTAACGTCTTTTCTCCTGCTACCTGTGCGTATGTTACACCCCAATCACTTGGGTCTGCACTTTCGATTGCCGAACCATTTTCATCTGCTCCAGTAACCTTACGAAACATCTGGTTAAACTCTTCTTCATTTGTAGGCTCTCCTCTAAGAACCCACTCTGTTACTCCTAAACTCGTTAATGCTTGTGCTATTGTTGTCATTGTTTTATCTCCATAATAGTTAATGTTGAGGCAGCTACTGGAATATAAACTGCATCTGTATTATTTGGGTAATAATAATTCAAACCTAAGTTACCAGTAGAATAATTAGGAGCTATCTGAACAGCATATGTAATTGCACTTGTAGTAGCAGGACTATCTAAATACTCAAAATTTATAGAAGTACCATCATTTGCAGCCGCAAAATAATGAAAAGCTAATACCCTCTGCCTATTGCTAGACGCATCACCTACCCCATTCGCAGTATTTCCACCACTAAATCTAAAAAATGCAAAGCGGTCTGATGTGTTTGTAGCTACATGACCTAAACTAGCTTTAAGTAAAACTTTGCTAGTGCTAAATTTTGGTGTAAATGATTGGCTCAAAGAACCACAAGTCACAAATGTTGCACTTGAACCAGAATTAGAAAAGGTAGTTGTTGCAGTATCAATCTTTTGTACTGTTTGCACCACATGACCAGCTGGCATAGCCACTGTTCCTGCTGTAGTTTTACCCTGTATTGTGTCTACTGATAGTGTACTCATTGGGCAATCTCCATGAGGGTAATTGTAGATAAAGAAGAACTATTAGCACCGAACTGAACTGTTCCAGTATTTGTTAGTCCTTGTACTTGATATGTAACGGCTGATGTGGTGTTTGGACTATCTAAACAAGACAAAGTGTAAGGTATCATAGCTCTTGCTTCTACATATGTTGTTCTAAATGTGCTACCTACTACAGAACCTGTTCCAGTATTTACGATTTGCATTTTTAACTGTCTTGACGAACCATTATTATCACAATCAGATTCAGCTAATATATATATTTTATTGTTCACAGAAGAAGGTGTAATTGTTGCTTTGAAATCTGTAATGTCTACAAATGAAGTGCTTGACGTAGAAAACCCACCTACCTTTGTTCCTTGAACTACCTGCACCACATACCTATTTGTACCTGCTGTCTGTCCTTGTAAATTGTCTACTCTTAATGTACTCATTCTTTATCCTATGTTGCCGTCACTAAAAATCCAGACCAATTTACATAATCTACGTTACTTAATACAACATCACTAGCGTTACTTGTTTGCGCCCAGTTATATGCTTCGAAATAGTCACTACTTCCATTTGCTTCTAAAAGAATACTTCCATTAGTAAGAACAGCGTCTGTACTCGTTATTACTTGATCCCATACTCTGTGGTAAGTGCCATTTTTATTTATAGCTCCTATACGTCTTTGGCTATTTCCAGAACCAGGACTTTGAAATAAGTTAAGCGTAAACAAATAAAACCCTGCTTGTTGAGGAGTGTACCTATAATTAGACGTATCGTACCACGCCTTATTATCTAAAACTTCTGTTGCAAAGCTTACTTTAGTCCAAGTTGATTGATTTATAGTTTGATTTGCGCTAAGCCTTGCTTTGAAAGCAGGTGTTTTTGCAGTAACAAAGCTAGAAGTAGTAAGATTTCCACTTAATGTTGTATTTCCAGAGCTATCAATAGTCTGAGCCGTAGTACCATTGGTGTGCTTTATATTCTGTACTAGAAGGTTGCTCATATGATTGCTAGATTGCCCCCTGAGTTTACTGTGATGGTTATGCCAGAAGATACTGTCAAAGGTCCTGTAGCTGTGGCATTCTCTGTTGCTTCTATCGTTGTATCTACATCTACAGTTTGTGAATTAACTCTAAACATACCACCATTTTTAAAGTTACCTTTGTTCTGTGTGGGGATCGTAATACTTGTATCTGTTGCACCAAGATAAATTACAAAGATATTACCTGTGCCACTTGACGGAGCTTCTGTAAATGTAAGGTTAGTGCCATTTGGCACTGTAAATGCGTCTACACTCTCCTGTATTACACCGTCAACGCTGACTACGATGTCTTCTTGAGCTACTGTCTGGTTTAACGTAAAGACCGTTGTGGAGCCATCTCCGTTGAACTCTTGTGTTGCAGGTCTTGATGAAAAACTAGAACCAACTTGACTTCCTATGTATGGCATTATGTTTGCTCCATTATTCCAATAATTGTATCAAGGCTGTTTGCTGTGTTGGAGGATACTTGCAAACTATGTCCTGCTTGCATAATAGTTTTATTACCTGCCATAAATTCAAAAGCACTTTGAGCAGGTATAGGTATGTTAAACCCAAGATGCCCTGTCTCATCACCCACCAATCTTATTTTAGCATTAATCTGACTTGATGTAATATTACAAAGATTGATGCTTAGTACGACTGTTGTAGTGCTTGCAGGACAAGTATACACAGTGGCAAAAGCATTTGCTGATGTGTTGCTCCCATCTTTTATTTTGTTTTTAAATGTATTAGGCATATTTTTATCCTACATCATCTAATAACGCACAAACTAAAACCTCTGCTGTAGATGCTGATGATATTGCGTGTATATCAGCAACCGTTGTATTTGGTAATCTTGCACAAAAGAACTCATTCGGACCTATAGTAATCCCATCACCTGCTGAAGAGGATGCTGTGCCTGCATCCAACACTATGTAGATACTTCTACTGTTTGTGTCGATATTCTTGATAAACAGAAAGTTTACTTTGTCACCTGTCGCTACGGCTGTCGGTGCTGTGTCATCATCCACGGCTGTATAATCCGTGTAATTACCTGCTATCAAATCTGTGCTAGAGTTTGATACGCTTGTTTTTTTAAAGTACCATTTATCGTTTGCATCAGAGGGCGATACCGTCATAGTAGCCGAAAGCGTTTTGGCTATCTCATCAGGAAGCACCGTTGCCTGTATGCTTGCTATTGCGTCATTTGCCATGTGTTTTCTCCTTTATCCTAACGCTATGCTTAATGCAATAATATCATCTGTTGTGGCTGCCCCTATGTCTGTTACAAGCTCAGAGGCACTTCTACCTTCAATGCTTGTTCCGTCAACTCTCAGAAAATCATTATCTACTATATTTGCATTTGCAACCAAAACATTACCATTTGATATACCAGTTGATAGCGTTGCTGTTGTTGTAATTGCTGTTCCATCTAATGTCATGGCATCAGCTTCAAGCGTTCCGTCTACATCTACGTCACCAGATATGTCTAAAGAGCTAAACGTACCAACACCAAAAGCTACATTACCAACTGATCCACTAAACACTTCAGAGTTATTTGTTGCGTCAGGTATAAATGTAAATTTTCCTGTATCGTCATCAAAGCCAAAGAAACCTACTTTAGCTGCTGATCCAGTATGATATCGAAACTCTACACCTCTATCTTTGTTGTCGTCACTTGCAGGGGCAGAATCTCCTCCAAGTGTTATTATAGGATCGTCTACAGTTAACGTGGTGCTGTTAACGGTAGTTGTTGTGCCATTTACTGTTAGATCACCTGTAACTGTGAGATTATCGTTTACTGTTGTTTCT